TGCCAGAGGCGATGTGCTGACAGCAAGCTTGCGAGAAAAGATGGCAAGTGTTTGTGATGCTTGTGCAACTTTAGTTGATGTACAAGGTTAATTGAAACCGTCCAATGTTGGACACTTTAAACGGAGTTTATAAAAATGTTAGATATTACTCGTAGATCAATTGTTTCTGGTGCTAAAAACACAATGAAACTTGACGTTACTATGCACGAATATTTGCTATGGCGTGAGGGTATGCTCATTCAAGAGGCAATGCCTAACTTGTCTGTAGTGGAACGTGAGTTCCTCATTACTGGAATGAGTGAAGCGGAGCAAGCTGAACTTTATGTATAGTATAAGTTATATATACTTGATACTTTAGTGAAAGTATATATAACGTATACATATACTAACTACCAAATTGAAACCGTCCAATGTTGGACACTTTAAAAGGACGATACAATGTATCAACGTGATGTAAATGAAATCAAAGCCTTTGTAAAATGGCGTGGCCCAGCAGCCTTAGCAAATACTGGCCTGTTTGTACTGCTTACAATACAAGCTGGCTTGTCCACAGTACGTGGCGGCATGGTCAAGGTTGAGAACAATGGCTACGATGCAGACTGCCTATGGGGTAAAAAGTCTGATGGCTACAAATATCTTGTAGACAATGCTGAGTTCCTCTACGGCAAGCTGTATCACATAGTAGACAGCAAAGGCTATGACAGTGTAGAGGCGTGTGCCGATGTGATACAACTGTTCATGGCTGTACCTAACCTTGGCATGGTCAAAGCTGCCTTCCTAGCTCAATGCTTAGGCTTCAATGTGGCATGTATTGACAGTCACAATATTAAGCGCCTTGGGCTAAAGCCTAGTGCAGTACAAACGCCACCTGCCGCCATGAAACCCGCCACAGTACGCAAGAAGGTTGAAGCCTATGTGGAACTGACACAGCAAGAGGGCAGTGAGTATTGGTGGAATACATGGTGCGAATATGTGGCTGGCAATCGTGCTAATCGTGCCTTAGATACTGGTGACGTTGTGTCTAGGTATCACGTAGAATGCGTAACATATGGATTTGAACATGGATAGAGAAGCGTTTTTTGAATGGCTTGACACCATCATAGATAAAGGTAATTCAGACTGGGAAGTTGTAGAAGATTTCGCAGATGGTAACATCTGGATTAGGTTTACCAACATAGAGGAAAACGAGAATGGCTAAGAAAACTTCTGTAACATACCGTAACCCTGTGGCAAAGGCTATGTTACAGGAGCGCAAATCACCACAGGTCGTGCCGCCTAAGAAAGGTGGCAAGGCTAAACGTAACCGCAAACAGGAGAATGAACATGCAATACGAAATGCAAAACTTCATCAAGATGACTAAACGAAAACCGTCCAATGTTGGACAGTCTAAACGTAACGACGATTGGAAACGTGATCGTAAAGTAGCACGTCAAACTAAACTTAACCTTCGTAAAAAAGTAGCATAGGAGCTAACACAATGACAAACTCAACCGTAAATGCACCCGTAGTAAAAACTTCACACCCTGAGTTGTATGCAGAGCATACGTATCACATGAAGAAAGCCGTATGTTATACGTACAACTACGTGGTAATTGACGAAGTTATTCGTGAACTTTGGGGCGAAATGACTGTGGCAGAGATTGCAGAAGCGTTAAACGAGTACCCCAACCGTATCAAATATCGTGTGAGAATACTTAAAGAGCTTGGTGTAATTAAAAACAAGTACAACATGGAACGTGCCAGCCTTATGCGGCAACGTAAAGAGGCAGCTACATGGCTGAAAGAGATTGATGCAGAGCTTGCAAAGGTAAGCTAATGCTCTACCTATTGTTCACACCCTTTGTAGGTTACTTTGCTATGCTGCTCACAGTTGTGATCATGTACACTGTAGGCTATGATGTAAAGGGTGTGGACACATTTACTATCTGGTGTATATACATTCAGATATACGTATACTTATTTGTGATCACAAAACTGAAAGGTAAGTCAGATGAGAGTTGAAGTATATTTCAATCTACACAAATACATATGGTCTGTTCGTTCGTGCAAGACGGGCAGAGTAATCTTACACACGGACAAAGTACACATAGACAATCCTACGTTTGTAGTACGTAAGGCAGGGCGTGAGCGTGTACTGCGTGAAGGCAAAAAGAATGTCCATGCATTTGTGCGTGGTGACATAACAGTGTTTAACGATTTTGATCCAGACTATTTGGATTATACACTTGTGTCATATAATCCATACAAGTTTGACACGTTTGTAGATGTGGTTGACACAAGACCTGTACGTACAGCTAAACGTGCAGTGCTACAAATACAACCAAGTATGGTGGTGGGTAATCCCGTCAACAGACCATACCTATATGCAGAAGGAGCAAAACCATGACTAAACTAAAAACAAAACTAACTCGTGACGAAGTGCAGAAACTATGCGATTTGTATAACACAATGGACGACATTCTAGATAGTGCAGGTGAAACGTTTGACGTTAGCATAAGTGATCTACATTGCTTGCGTGATGAGGCATGGAAACTGCGTAGCATGTTTGATTTCAGAAATCAGAAGCATGACGAAGATCCAGACAGACCTGCACACTGGTTGCCACAGGTACTACCTGATGATGATCGTGCATGGTATTACAATGCAGACGATTAAGGCATACGAAATTGTCTTAGAAATTGATGGACAGGAGAGTTGTATCACACTTGATGATACATTTCCTGCCATCAGTGGATGGGCAAGTGCTTGCAGTATGGCAGTCTTGATGGCGAAGCACATTCACCCTGATAAAGAAGTAGAGTTCGTATCATGTGCAGAATACGAAGCAGAAGAATATGCAGACATTGGTTATGTCTATGATGCACCAGTAGTATTACAATAGGAGAAAACAATGGCAGCTAAAATTAAACTGACAAAAACTATGATGGATAAAAGCATCATTGATGCTAACAAATCTGTGCAAACGTTTTTGTTTGAGGACTTTGGTATGGACTATAGTGACAAGTTTTTCACAGAAGAATGGTACGACACAGAAAAAGAAAGGACTATGCGTAACAGTTTTACTGTCACAGGTGAATACATTGACGGTGAAGAAGCTAATATTAAATTCTATCGCAGTGCTAAACGTGGCGATAGACGCATCAGTATACAAAAGCTGAAGCAATATGCAGATGCAGGTAATGAAGTACGCCTGATATCAGATAGCGAAAGCGATGGCGATGGCACACGTATATTTATATCCGTATACACATCTGGAGAAGAAACCAGTGCCGATTGATGATCCTTGTGATGACTGGTCGGACACACCTTTACCTAAGAGGAATGATAAATGATTGAAGCAGCATTGATGTGCCTTGCACTGAACGTATACTTTGAGGCACGTAGTGATACCATGACAGGACAGTATGCCGTAGCACAGGTTGTCATCAACCGTGTACAGTCTAGTAAGTTTCCTAATGACGTGTGTTCTGTGGTCAAGCAGTCACGTAGCAACGGCACCTGCCAGTTTAGCTGGTACTGTGATGGCAAATCTGATAGGCCACGAGAGCCTTATTCATGGGCCTATGCCCAGATGGTGGCAGCAGATGTAATGCGTGGCGAGTACATTGATATAACAGATGGCGCTACACACTATCATGCAAACTATGTACGCCCATATTGGGCTGACGAACTAGAGTACACTGTGACTTATGGGTCACACCTGTTCTACAAATAGCTAACACCAATTAGTAGGGCATTGTATACCCTACATAACTATGGCACAGTTGCCACATACTTATCATAAGGAGAAAATAGTATGGCTTTTGATCTTAATAATAACGACATCGTACCTGAGTACATGGACTTTGCAGTGGAGTTTGAACCCACTAAAGTAAAGGACAAGAAGTATGTCATCAATGCTACATCAGGTGAATACCTTGGTGTAGTGGGCAGCACATTTACTTGTGCCTCACATGGTGACTTCTATCGTGGTGTCCTTGACACTGTGACTGAGGAACTAACCAGCCATGAGGTTGAAGACGCCAAGATGAACTGGCGTACTGCACGTAATGGTGCATGGGCTATGCTTGACATTACCCTGCCTAATATGAAGACAGTCGTTGAGACTGACAAACATAGCACTGAGATTGGCAATCGTATTATATCATTACATGGTATTGACGGGTCATGCAGCAACCAAGTTTACTTTGGTGCCATTGATTTCTTCTGTACCAACGGCATGATACGTGGCGAGTACGATAAGGTGCGTAAGAAGAATACATCTAACTTTACTATGGAAAGTTTTATCTATGAACTGACACGAGCACGTAAAGACTTCTATGAAGAAGCCAGCAAGATGCAAGTGTGGGCACAGACTGATCTGAAGTATGTAGATGTAAGCTCACTGCTTGACAGCATGATTGCATCTAAGCGTAAGTCTGAAAAGATGTACAGTTTGTACATGCAAGAGGCTTCACAACGTGGGCATAATAAGTGGGCATTGTATTCTGCCTTCACCAACTATGCATCGTATGCTGATGAGCGTAATGGTTTTAACCTGCGTAACACTGGCAACGACACACAGGCTGTAAGCATGTGGTCACGAGAGCAAGAGGTATCTAAGTGGGTATCTGATGATAAGTTTATTACTTTGGAGGCTGCATAACACATGCCTAAACTACCACGCTATGTACAAGAACGAGTGTCACCTACGGGTGACATCTCATACCGCTTTAACCCACCACAGAACCTTGTCGATGAAGGTGTGGTCAAACGTGAGGAATATGGTACAGACTTAAAACAGGTACGTAAAACTGTTCGTGATCACAATAAAGCAATTGATACGTGGCGTGAGGAACAAGCACAGGTTGTACGAATAAAGTCTAGCAGCAAGGTGACTGATCTCATTAACTATTACTATATGTCTAATGATTTCAATGCATTACGTCATACAACTAAGGTTGACTACAGATATTTTCTGACTGTTCTGCACCAGACTATGGGGTGGCGTAAGTATGAGCACGTTACATCTAAGGTTGCAAAGCAAGCATATGAAGAATGGGTTAAACGTGGCATCAGTTTTGCTAATCATGCGGCAACATGTGCCAGTAGGGTATATAACTATGCGATACAGATGGAGCACACTACATACAATCCTTGGGCAAACATCAAACGTAAGTCTGTTGTGCAGCGTAAGGTGGTGTGGACACATGCTGATGTTATCAAGTTTCTTGATGTGGCATACAGTGACTTTGAGTACCGTAACATTGGCCTGATTGTACAGATGGCATACGAGTGGTGCCAACGTTTAGGTGACATGCGTATGTTGACGTGGGATAACGTTGACTTCCGTACTCAAAAGCTAACTCTGGAACAGAGTAAACGTAGGGCAGATGTAGAGCTACCAATATCAGAGGATTTGTTACAAATGTTGGATGCGCAGCGCAACGACTTTGGTTTTCAAAACTACGTTGCGCCACATCCTAGACCTACGGATGGCAGGTATAATCCTTATGCTATGGAGAGACTATCCAAAGTGGGTAGAAGGGTAATGCGTATAGCTAAACTACCTGAAGAGTTACGTCTTATGGACTTACGTAGAACAGGAGTAACACAGATGGTAGATGCAGGTGTACCCTTGCCCCAAGTTATGGCAGTGACAGGACACAATCATGTGTCTTCTGTGAAACCATACATGAAACATACTTACACAAGTGCAAATAGTGCCTTGACACAGCGAAACGTAAGTGTATCCTTGAGTAGAACGAACAACATAGAAAGTGATACAGCATGAATATGAATGATCTTATACATGATTTAGGATTAGCTAATGGTCAGACTAAACGTATGACATGTCCATCATGTAATACTAAGAATACATTTACTATTACTAATAATATGGGTAAGATCATATGGAACTGTTACAAAGCTGGGTGCAGTGTGTCAGGTGGCACACGTACCCAATTGACTGCTGATGATATACGTAAATCATTAGGTAGTGTTGCAGAAGAGACACACGTATCAACTTTTTCAAAGCCTGATTGGTTTGTGCGTGATGATGCAAAGATTAGAGACTTCTGTAACCAGTGGGTACTAAACCCACAAGATTTAGGCTTGTTGTATGACGTAAAGGAACATCGTGTGGTGTTCCCTGTTATACACAATGGAATTACAGTCGATGCCACAGGCAGATCACTAGGTAAACGTATACCTAAGTGGAAAAGATATGGTAAAAGTGACTTGCCATACGCTTCTGGACGTGGTAAAACGGCTGTAGTTGTTGAGGACTGCGTAAGTGCTGCTATTGTAGGTGATGGTGGTGTATATGTCGGGGTCGCAGTGTTGGGTACATCATTGTCCAATGGACACAAGAGGTACTTATCGCAGTTCTCAACAGCAATAATTGCATTAGACCCTGATGCTTTACCTAAGACACTGCAGTTTGCACGAGAGTTACGACAGTACGTAGACACTATCAAGATCCTGTACTTGCGTGACGATTTAAAATACCGTAACCCTACCGACTTTGAAAACCTTACAACACTAGGAGACTAACACATGGAATTATCATTGATACGTAGTCTGATGGACAAAGACTTTTATGACGAGCATCGTGGTGCCCGTTGTCCTGACAGACTATTCAGTAAAGATGTACGTAAGATCAAGCAGTCTATCGACACTGCTATGGATCGTTATGAACGTACCGTTACACCTGCAGAGATTGAGGCGTTGTTCATGGCGAACAACCCTACCCTCACTACTGCACAGAAGCAAGCGTACAGCCACTTGTTTGGGCAGGTAAATAAGGAACAGCCAATGGGCAGTGACGTAGCACAAGAGGTGCTATCTAAACTGTTTCAACAGGTAGTAGGCGAAGACATTGCTAACCTTGGCTTTGACTATGTAAATGGTGACAAGACAAGCCTTGAGCCACTACGTATGATGCTTGAGCAGTATGGTGATGACTTCACACCCAACTTACGTATTGAGTGGGAAGACATTGACCTTGATACTATCCTTGCCATGACTGACCTTGAGTCACAATGGACATTCAATATACCTACGTTGACACGTAAGGTTGAGGGCATCAACGCTGGTCACTTGATTGAGGTAGGCGCACGTCCTAACACAGGCAAGACATCCTTCCATGCATCCCTTGTTGCTGGGCCTAATGGCTTTGCATGGCAGGGTGCGCGTGTTGTTGTGTTGTGTAATGAAGAAGGTTATCACCGTGTGGCTCACCGTTACATCACTGCAGCTACAGGCATGGACAAGTTTGAGATAGTCAAGAACAAACAAGAAGCTATGCGTGTCTTTGATATGATACGTGACAAGATCATGTTTAAAGATGCAACAGGACGTGACATGAATTGGGTTGAGTCTGTATGTAAGTCTTACAAACCTGATGTAGTTATACTAGACATGGGTGACAAGTTTGCCCGTACTGCTGGCTTCTCACGTCCTGATGAGGCACTCAAGGCTAACGCTATACAAGCACGACAGATTGCCAAGCAGCAAGAGTGTGCTATGTTCTACATGTCTCAGCTATC